TCAGCAGCAGCTTGCGTTGCTTTTACAAAGGTGCCGCCAACACCACCGCTCTGAGCGGCAGGAGTCTTGGCTACCCACTTGCCCAGCACCTGATCCCAGGTGATCACCTGCCCATCAGCGCTGGCAGTGACAACAATCGGTGGGGCGCCGGTGAGCGTGGTGGGTGCCGGCAGGGCCCGGTCAATGATCCACTCGTTCTTGGCCTGGTGGTACGTGGCAACCAGTACCGACCCATCGGGCTGGGCCTGACTGACCACCTGCCCGTCAGTGGGGTTGGTGGGGAATGGGAAACTCACACTCACATAGCAGCTGCGTCAACCCATCATCGCCACTGTGGCAACCGTTGAACATACGCAACAAAAAAGGGGCCGTAGCCCCTCGTCCCCTTGGTTCTCCGGTCCTAGTCAAGCAACGCTGCAGAGCTGTGCAACAGGTGGCGTTGGGGGGCAGCTGGGAGCTTCTGCCGCCTGGGGCTCCAGGACGATGGCGCCATCTTCAATGATGACCTTCACGAAGTCGCCAGGCTTCATCCCACACTGTGTGGTGTAAGCGCGGCCCACAGGCACCAGACCCTTGGGACCGACCTTCAACAGGTAGGTCGCTTCCTTGCCGTTGCCACCGCTGTTGTCAGCACTGAAGGAACCAATGGCCAGACCATTGGCATCACCAACAGCTCGGTAGAAGTCAGTGCGCTGCAGGCTCAGCTTGCCACTGCGTGTGGTGCTATAGCCAGCACCTTCAATCAGCACACGCTCATCAGCGCCTGCATTCTGCTTCAGGTACTGGAGCAGTGCCTGGCCTCTCAGCTTTGCCATGGAGTCGATGGTTGATCAGTGTCAATACTATCAGCGCCAGCCCAGTGTGCCGTCAGTCTTTGTGTAGCTACCCATGTTGATCGCACCCTGCACCCCGCCGATGATCGCGTTGCCGATGATCCCCCCAGTGCTCGGCTCATACACCTTGGTTGGTGCATACAACTCTGGCTTCAACCCCTTGATCGGCTTCTGTGGCTTGAAGATGATCGCCTTCCGATAAGGCATCGCAGCCTCATTCAGCACCCCTTGCGTCTGGATCTGCAGCGCCTTCAGCTCTCGTCCGTACTGGTTCTCAGCCAGCTGGAACCCAGGAATCACTAGGTCACGCAGCTTCGATGTCTCGAACGCTGTGTTGCTCGCATACTGCGAGTTGGTGTACTGAATCTTCTGCGCCTGGTCCTGCATCGACAGCGCCATCCGCCCCAGCTGCTTCGCTGTCTCGCCCTGCATCGACGTGTTCAACAGGCCAACCCGTGCATCCCTTGCCTTGGCCCGTTGATCCATCTCACCCCATGCCCGCCCCAGCTTCTGGGCTGCGTTGATCGCCACCCGATCAGCACTACTGCTGCCGCCCAGCCTGGCGCTCACCATGGCCTTGGTCTCAGCTGAATCAATCAACGCTCCGATCTGGTTGATCTCCCATCCCAGCTGGTCACGCTGTTGGTCGAACACCATTGAGCTGATGATCTCCTGTTGCTCCCGCTCCATCTGGTTGACCGTGGTCAACGACTGCAGCGCTGAGTCACGGATGCCAGCCATGTACTGCCGAACGGTTTCACCCGCCTCTGCAGCCATGCGGTTCATGTTGTAGCCGTGCTCCATCCCGACCTGCACAGCACGCAGGTCTTCCTCAACAACAAACCGGTCGTACAGCGCGGCCTGATTCACCTCCATGTTGGCCATGGCGGATTCGATAAGCTTCTGTGCTCGCCAGTTGTGGTCAGCCTCCTTCTGTCGCTCGACGTATTTCGCGGCCTCGGTCTTGGCAACGTCCCACATCCAGTTGGACTTCTGCTCCCACCAGTCAATGCGCCATTCCTTCTTGGCACGGGCGTACTGCTGTTGTGCCTGCTTCTCCGCTAACTCATTGGCCTCCCGAGCTGCAGCCTGCTGCTGCATCCCACCCATGATGGACCTGCCGAGGCCAAGGATTGCGCCTGCTGCTGCCCAGAAAGCCATCAGTTCATCCCCTTAGCGCGGTTGGAGTAAGAGCCTTCCCATGACGCACCGGTGATGGTCACGGGCAACCAGCTCTTTGATTCAACAAGTATGCGGCACTTGTCATTCTGACTGTAGATGGGAACTCTGTATTGACCCGACTCAAGCACACTCGTCTCTGTGCCCAGTCGGTTGTTTATTACGTTGAGAAACCGTGCCCTGAACCAATGCACACTATCCTCCGTCCTGTTCTGCCTCTTCACCCTGACGTTGTATCGCCCCGTGTTGTGGTGATGCAACGTGAAGTGCAGTAGCTGCGTTCGCCCGTCCTGTTTCCCGACGATCCGCTGCCTGGCCTGGTCCTTCGCAGGAACATATGGAGCAGTGAACTCATAGCTGAACTCATACTCCTCACCAAATGCCACCTTGGTATTGCTCCAGTCACCAGGCACATCGCACACAATCGTGCTCCCTGACTCAGCAGCCCCCAGCAGCAGCCCCTCCTTCACGTTGTTGGTGTACCGCACCACCGCATACCCCTTGCTGCTCAGCTGGTACGGCAGTGTGAATGTCGTCCTGTTCGTGTCCGCGTCATAGGCGGCACCCACTGCCGCTGACGGAATCCCAATCGCGTTGCACTCCGGGTACAGCAGCAGCCGATCCAGATGAACCTGCACTTCCTCAGCGTTCTCCAGCTCATCGCTGGTCAGCCGCACTGAGTACGTTCCATCCCCATAGGTGACAACAAGCCACAGCTCGTTGTCCATGAACTTCATCCAACGCACGTCACCGTTGAACTTGAACTTGCTCCAACTTGCCTGTGACTTGGTAAGCGCCTGACCGCCAGAGGAGAACAGATACTTGTACACGTACAACGTCTTCCGATCTGTTGGCGTTGAGCACACCATCAGGTCAATCGTTTCCCCCACATCCCAGTGGGTAACCAACCCCTTGATGTACTTCGGTACCGACAGGCAAATGTCACCACTGCCACCCAGGTTCATCCCCAGCCTGCGTTGCTGCATCTCGTAGAACGTGTACTCCCTGAAGTGGCTATACCCAAACTCATCCGTTGGGAACAGGATCTGAGGCCCCGCCAGTCTTGGCCTCACCCTTGGATTCATCTGGATGTTGCTCACCCGCAGGATGATTGCTGTCGTTGGTGTCAGCACATCCGCGTCAGCTGGTCTCACCTGAAACTGTGAATACTGACTGAACGCCAGGATGCTTTCATCAACTGGCAGCAACCAGTTCAACTCAGAACTGATCTCGCTAACTGCCAAGACACTGAACGGATCCTTGGCCGTGATCGCAACGCTTGTGTCCTGGAAGAAGTTGAAGATGTCCTTGGTCTCGCTGAACACCACGAACTGGCCAGCCAGCACCACGTACCTCCCTCGGAAGATCACGTGATCCCTGATGGTCCGGCCAACAAAGTCAGGCGTTGGCACTGTCTTCAGATCACCAGCGGTCCGCTGCCCCCAGGTGGGGAACGTGTAGCTGTAGCTCTTGCCCCCTACTGTCTGCGTCCTGGTGGCACCATCAGCTGGGCCAACAAAGATCACGCCACGATCAGCCCGGTAGATCACCAGCGGCATCGTGTTGGCATCCAGCTTGTACTGGATGCCAGGAGCAGCAACCTCACTCCAAGCACCAGGGCCAAACCCTGACCTGTCGTTGGTTGTGAACTTCAGGTAGCGGTCATCAACCGTCTGGCTTGGGTCACTTGATACCTGCACCACGAACCCATTGGGCGCATGGATCGGCAGCTCAGCCAGGCTGGTCACGCTGCCCTGCACCACCCGTGCCATGCTGTTGCCGCGGCCATCATCAAGCGACAGCTTGAATGGACCAGCGTCCTTGCGGACAACATGCACTACATACTTGTTTGCTGTTGCTGTGAAGTTGGTGTTTTTGTTGATCTCATCCGCCAGCTTCTTCGCAACGTCTGAACTGTCCAACAGGTTGTTGGTGTCTGTTGCCTTAGGCGTAATGACTGGGGCCAGTGCCGTCCCATCCAGCGTGGCCTTGTAGCTGATCTCATACGCCACAGCCTGGACAAAGATCAACGCCTCGTTCTTCTGTGCCGCTGTAACGGCAGCGTCCATGGCCGTCACCTTCTCCCTGTTCAGCAGGAAGGCAATGGGACCATTGTTGATGAGGGCATACTTCTGTTCAAAGTTCCCAGCTGCGTTAGCCAGGTAGCTGGTGCTGTCGCCTGACACAGCAGCGTTGGTCAGCATCGGGCTGATGCTCAGCGCTGCGATGGCGCTGAGCCCTGTGCCATGCACATCAACAGCAGCAGCTGTCCCGTTCAACGTGATCAGCATCTTGGTCGCTACCCCATCGGGGTAGACCATCACGCTGTACCGCTCGCCCGAGATGACGCTCATCATCTCCAGGTAGAAGTCACTCACTGGGGTGGGGAGGATCCGTGCCACATGGCGCATCGGGTTCCGCTTCCCCAGCCCCTCAACAGGGCTGCTCCATCCGTTGATCTGCTCCTCCCCCTGACCCACCACCCGAAGGTGTGGGGGCTGCTGACTCACACCTTGGATGAGTGAGTCGATGTTCCCCTGGATCGGCCCGCTCGGAGGCTGGCTGATACGACGGGTCAGGTTGGATTTGCGTGCCATCAGCGTGACCGGAAACGTGTGCCTTCAATCGGTACATAGCCCATGCCGCCGGTTGCCCCACGGTCATTACCCCACAGCAGGTTGTTGGTACCCTGCCGCTCTTCGCTGCGGATCAACATCGCTCGGGCATACTCCTCGTCCTGCGCCGTGTAGGTGTAGATGACGTTGGAGTTCACATAGCGATCCGAGTAGATGCGAGCTGCCCGGATCGTGATGTACTGCTGCGCTGCATGGGGCAACTCATCCCAGCCCAGCTGAGCAATCAACTGGTCCAGGATCAACGGCGCTGTGATGTCAGCCCCAAAGTCAAACCGCCGTTCATAGCGGTGGTACACACGATCACCCCTCGCCACATACCTGTTGTCTGGGTAGTGGTTGGGTGAGAACACAGCAGCCAGTGTGTTGC